CAACTTATCAACTAACTCCACATCTTGGATATTATATTCTACAAATTGTTGATAATCGTTTTGATAAAACTCTTTGAAAGTATCATATGGATTTTCATTTTTATTTTCACCCAATTCTACTTCACCGATATAATCTAGTTTATAACTTTCACGCCTAACGAATGTATGCTTACGATATAAGTCCAGATAATCTAATGTAGAAACCCCAAGTATGTCCCAATATTTTTGTGTTCGATTATATCCTAATGCCAAAGCTGAACCTTCAGTTACAACTCCCCATGGACTAAATTGCAACAAATATTCATCGCCCATTAAATGTCTAAAACGATTCATCAAATAAGGCATATCAAAGAACTTAACATTCCAACCTGTGATAATATCAGGTTTATATTCAAGCCAAAATTGTGTAAACTTTTTAATTAATTCTATTTCTGTTGGGCATTTAATATACTGAACATCATCACGGTCATTAACAAAATTACCCATACCAAAAACAATAATTCTTTTTGATGTATGGTCTTTTACTGTAATACAAATTAATGGTTCATCTGCTTTATCTGGATCAGGAAAACCATTTTCACTTTCACACTCAATATCAATTGTTAGTAATCTAATTTGTTTTATATCCCAATCAATCTTACCAGGAAATTCATCTGCAATAAATGGATATTGATATCTTGTATTACCAAAATATTCAAAATTGCTTACATCTTTATATTCATCAATCCATTTTCTTGCTTCAAAGGTACTATTGAATTGAATTTTACCAACATTACGACCATCTAATGTTTTATACTTTGATTCTTTTTGTGTTGGAATAAAAAGGGATGGTTTATAATTAATTCTAAACTTCTTGTGGCTGCCATCCTGGTTTACACCACGGACTAATAATCTGCCCTTATAAGGCAGCACACTCGTATAGAATTTCATTAATATATTTGGGTATTGTTAAAATGTTTATTTAATGCTTGTATCTTATCTTCTGCTGAAGCGATTGCTTCAACTTGTTTATCCATTTCATCTATGAATTGTGGATGTTCACCAATGCCTACTGAATTGTCAAAATAAACAATTAGAGTAGCGGTTGCACTCGCAATATCCGATTCATATTTCTTGATTAATGCTTTATATAATGGATTTTCTGTTTGATGATTCTTTGCCATTCTTCACTCCTTTTCATATTATTATAACACATTACAATTGATTTGTAAAGCGTCTATTCTAAATCGTCATATATCCCAGGTTGTGGTTCTGATATTCTCCACAAGTCCCTATTCATATATTTTTCTAGTACCGTTTTAGTTACTGACTTCTTTGTTGCCTCTTCAATACCTAGAAATCCTGGTGATGAATTAACCTCTAGCATATATGGAGGATCCTTTTCTCTATTTTTAGAAGGAATAAAATCAACACCTACTAAAAGTCCATCAACTGCTTTTGCTGCTTTAATACATTCTTCAAGCTCTAATTGTGTTATCTCAATAGGTAATGCTTTAGCACCTTGCGATACATTACTTCTAAAATCTTTTCCTACGGTCCTTTTCATTTGAGCAATAGGTTCTAAATTTGCTAAAATTACTCTAACATCAAATTCTGTCGGAATATATTCTTGCAATAATACATCTATTTCTTCATCTAGTTTGTAAAGTATTTGAGTAATAGGACCTAATTGATTTTCACTCTCAACAAGTATAACACCAATACCGTGTGTACCTGTAATTGTTTTTAAAATAATTGGATACTTTGCACCCATTCTTTTAAATGCTTCTGGCGCATCCTCTTTGTGAGTAACTAATTGTGTTTTTGGTTGTGTAAGGTTATGTTTTTTTAATTCTTGATATGTATGCCATTTATCAACACATATTTCAGAACAATTTAAAGGATTAATAATACAAAATCCTTTTCCCATAAAAACTCTAAACATATCTTTCCAAGATTTATTATAGGTTGTTGAACTTCTAACCATTACCAATGTATCTTTTGGATCACACACAAATGGTGGAGCGTATTCTGCTACTTCTTTTGGTTTTGGTTCCTTATATTCACCTTTATCGTCTGTTGGTAAACTATGAATAATAACTTTATCACCATCTTCTTCAAGTCTGCAGCCAACCATTTCTGCTAAAAAACATTTTATACCTAATTTTTTTGCTTCTTCACGAAAACGAACACCAGTATCATTTGGATCATCTGGTGCATTATGCGAAAGAATAACCAAACGATATGGTTTGTTTTTTTCTTCTGTAATATAATCTTTAAACTTCGGTGCCTTCATCTTCGATTTTTTTACCTATGTTATATTTTGCTTGTAAGTCCCATTCACCCTTTTCTTTAAATGATAAAACTTTAATTTGTGAAAGGGGTGCTTTCTTTTCTGCAACATCTTTATTTAATATAGCAATCAATCCCCAATCTGCTAATAATTGAGCAATTGTATTTCTTCTTTCAGTATCATTATCTGAAAAATTTGCTGACTTACCATCTAAAGCAAATAACTCTTTAAAATGTACTATGAAATATCTTCCTTGTTTGTGTAATATGTGGCAAGATTGAAATAACTTTTTATCTTTTCTTGACGCCACTCCGATTCTTGTTAGTGTTTCACGAACCTTTAGAAAATCATCAGGTTCTTTTAATTGTACTTCAAGCATTTTTTCAGGATGCCAACTATTATCTAATTCATTCATTTTGTCCCACCTTTAAATAATTTTTCTTTAATTAATTTCAATTGTTCCTTGGTGAGTATATCAAGAGCCACCTTCGCCTTCTCATTATTGTAGCCATAATACTCCTTTACAATTTCAATGTTTCTAAATTTACTAGCTCTCAAAAAAGGACTATACCTCTTTTTACTTCTAATACTATTTATTAAAAAGTGAAACTGCATATCTTTATCAAGAAAATGGTTTCTATTCATTTCATTGGTGAGCATTATTGTATCTGAAAAACCAGATAATATTTTATTAACTATAAATGCTGGATACTTTTTTACCCATAACTTATCTTCGGATGCCATAAGATCCTTCTTTGTAAAGTTGATGGCATTAAGATACTCTTTTAATTCATAACTCATTTATAAGCCCTCACATATTTTATATCACCTGTATAGTTTCTTTTATAGTAAATGCAACCAGTAGAGAAACCAAAAGGGAATCCATGATGATTACCACCACCCATATGTAGTATTTCTTTTATATCACCATATTCTTGTATTTTGATATCTAACTTTTTACCTTTGAAAACTTTATTTAATGGACAAAAGAATACAATATTATCTGCTACTTCAAATGCTTTCAGTAAAAAATTATCAAAGATACTAAAAGGTGGATTTGTAATTATCCAATCTACTCTTTTATTATAATCCAAAAAGTCTTTACCCTCTCTTATTTCGCACCAATCTTTATCGCCTTCAAATTGATTATAAAATGCACCATCACCTCTACATGGTTCTAATATTGTACCAGTAGGTTTGAAATAATCAATTATCCATTTTGCTGTTTCGGGTTTAGTCATTACAACATCATTAGGTGTTGTCTTACGACTTTTAGGTGTACTTACTCTTCCAATATAACTCATTTTCCAATATCTCCTGTGATGATAGCACCACCATCATAACCTCGTTGAAAATGAATTGCTGCTAACTGCATACCTTGTAAAGTCCAATGTTTAGGAAAAGGAACACAATAAAACTCTTTCAATTTAAATCCTGCATTATGTATAATTCTTAATCTTGCTTTAGTGAACATATGATTTATTGTAATTAAATAAACTACATTATCTGCAATCTTTGTAGAGTATTCTATAAACTGTCTGATTTTAGACCAAGGTGGATTTGTAATAATCCAATCTACTTTTTCTTCAAAATTAAAAAAGTTTCTACCTTCATCTAATTCACACCAATCCTTTTTACAATCTTTTGGATAATTATTATAAAAGGCTCCCTCACCTCTACACGGATCTAATATAGTTCCTGTTGGATTAAAATGATTTATTATTTGTGTTGCTAATAAGTCTGGTGTCATAACCAAATCACTCCAAGGTTGGTTATGTTTAGCAACTATTACTTTACTCATTTAAACTTAACTTGGGACATTAATTCAGTTAGACAAGCAACTAAATTAATTTCTTGGTCTGCAACAAAGGCTGACTTGTATTGATAATCAGCAATAATTAAAACAGCGTGAGGTATAGTTTCTGGTTGCAAACTGTCATACATTGAATCATATATCTTACGGAAGATTTTAACTGGATCGTTGTCAAGATTATTAACAACCCATTTTCTCATATCACTAAACTCTTTACCTTTTAAATGTGATACTAATGTCTTTAAGTTTTCATCAGATACATTTACAAGAATACCAGCGTCAATAGTACCACTTACAGAATATCTTTGTAATTCATTAATAAGTTTTCTAAAGTCTGGAAAATGTTTCTTGATTAATTCTGCAAGTACCTTTTCTTCATAGTCCACATTTTGTTCTTTAAGAATAAATGTTGCTCGTTCAAATAACTTACTTGCTAATTTAGGTTTATCTTTTGGATTAATTTTAAATTCAATGTTTGAAAATCTACTATGTAATGGTTCTATAATTCTATTCTTAAAATTACAGGTTAAAATAAATCTACAATTCTTGTGGAACTCCTCAATGAACCCCCTCATAGCAGGTTGTGTAGATTGTGGATTTAAATAATCTGCCTCATCTAATATTACCACTTTCTTACCACCAGATAGTGATACTGTTGAAGCAAAATTCTTAATCTTATTTCTTAATACATCAATGCCTCCTTCTTCGGAACCATTAATCATAACCCAATCACAATTCAATTGTTCACATAATGCTTTTGCAACTGTGGTCTTACCAATACCTGGTGTGCCTGATAATAAAAGATTGGATAATTCACCCTTCTTAATAAAGGATGTAAATAATGTTTTTAATGATGATGGTAATATACAATCATCAATAGTCTTTGGTCGATACTCCTCGACCCATAAAAAATCTGTACTCATAATTCACCTTATTCACAATTTAGAAATTAAACTTATTTGGAAATAGTAGAATCTGGTTCTAATGCTATCCAATATTCAATAGGTAGTTTTGTATTCTTAAAATGAGATATAGATTTTGAAGATACAGAAACATCATAATCGCCTGATATCATTTTCATATTTTCTACCTTAAAATAGAAA